GGTGTTGCATCACTAGACTATATTGAACTATACAAATGGTATGCACCTGGTGGTAAATCACAAGAATCCTACAAGTTAGATAGTATTGCAAATGTCGAACTCGGTGAGAGTAAACTATCATATGATGAATATGACAATCTTCATTCTTTATATCGTTTAAACTTTCAAAAGTTTATTGAATATAACATCAAAGACGTTGAACTCATTTTCAAACTTGAAGATAAGTTGAAACTAGTGGAATTGGCCATCACTCTTGCATATGATACTAAATCAAATTTTGAAGATGTCTTTGCACAAACTAGAATGTGGGATGCAATGACATATTCATATCTTCTGAATAAAAACATCATTGTTCCACCACGAGAGATTCAAGAAAAAGATTCTGCATTTGAAGGTGCGTATGTTAAAGAACCTGTACCTGGAATGTATGATTGGGTTGCATCATTTGACTTGAACAGTCTATATCCACATCTGATGATGCAGTATTGTATTTCTCCAGAAACATTAATTGAACCTGAAGATTATACCGATGAGATGAGAGAGATTATCTCTGAAGGTGTAACCGTAGATAAGTTGTTAAATAAAAGTATAGATACATCTAAACTTAAAAATGTGACATTGACACCAAACGGTCAATTTTTCAGAACCGATATTCAAGGTTTTCTACCAAAGATGTTAGAAGAGATGTATGAAGATCGAAAGAAGTTTAAGAAGTTGATGTTGAAAGCAAAACAGGAATACGAAAACGAATCGGATGATAATAAAAAGTATGAGATTTCAAAGAATATTGCAAAATATAACAACATTCAGTTAGCCAAGAAAGTTTCACTGAATTCTGCTTATGGTGCATTAGGTTCTCAGTACTTTAGATTTTATGATTTGCGTATGGCACTAGCCGTTACGATGGCAGGTAAATTATCTATTCGTTGGATTGAAGCGAAGTTAAATGATTATTTAAATAAACTTTTGAAAACGGAACATGATTATGTTATCGCCTCAGACACAGATTCAATTTATCTCCATCTTGGTCCTCTTGTTAATAGGATGTTTGAAGAAAAGCAAACAACTGAAAAAGTTATCTCCGTCATGGATAAGATTTGTGAGGATAAAATTCAACCGTATATTGATAAGAGTTTTCAGGAACTTTCTGATTACGTCCACGCATACCAACAAAAAATGCAAATGAAACGTGAAGCATTGGCTAACAAAGGTATTTGGACTGCCAAGAAACGATACATTCTAAACGTATTTGATAATGAAGGTGTGAGATACAAAGAACCTGATATGAAAGTGATGGGTCTAGAAATGATCAAGTCGTCCACACCACAGGTGATTCGACATAAGATGGCAGAATCTATCAAGATCATGATGGAAGGAACTGAAACTGATATCCAACAGTTCATTGCAGATTTTAAGATAAAGTTTAATAGTTTACCTCCGGAAGATATATCTTTTCCCCGTGGACTTAATGGATTGAATAAATATTCAGATGCACTTACTTTATACAAACCTTCAACGCCGATTCACGTTAAGGGTGCAATATTATATAATCATTTTCTAAAAGAAAAGAATCTTACAAAAAAGTATCCACTTATACAAGAAGGTGAGAAGATCAAGTTTGCGTATTTGAAGAAACCTAATCCATTTAAAGATACGGTTATTTCATACCCTTCTAGATTGCCTAAAGAATTCGACATGGATCAATATATAGATTATAATATACAATTTGAGAAATCTTTCGTAGAACCTTTGAAAATCATATTAGATTGTATTGGTTGGAAAACAGAAAAACAAAACACACTAGAGGATTTCTTCTCATGATATACCTAACATTTCTATCGGCAATTTTATTGTCAGGAATAGCGGCATATTACTCAGTTATTGGACTTGCTTCAATCTTTACTGGTGCCTTTTGGCCAGTCGTTTTCATGGGTTCTGTACTAGAGATGAGTAAACTAGTCACAGCATCTTGGTTGTATCGAAACTGGAAAACTGCACCAATATTACTTAAGAGTTATCTTTCTACTGCTGTTGTTATATTAATGTTTATTACAAGTATGGGTATATTCGGATTCTTGGCCAAATCACATATCAATTCAACTATTGATCTTGGTGCAAATCAAGCAGACTTAACTGCTCTTAATCAACAAGAAAAACTAGCAAATGATAAATTAAATTATCTTCTTGCTCGTGCAAAAGATCCATCTACAGCAAGTAATAAACTAGACAATCAAATTCAAGACGTTCAAAGAGAATTAAGAAAGATTGCTAAAGATAGATTACCTCTAATCAAAGAATCTAATTCACTTTCAGTTGAAGTTGGACCAATTAAGTATGTTGCCGAGTTGGTATATGGAACCTCAAATGATTCTATTGATAAGGCTGTTCGTTTAGTTATTATGTTGATCATGTCAGTATTTGATCCACTGGCTGTTCTTTTATTAATTGCTGCTAACATTTCATTAAAGCAAAAAGAAGATGAAAAACTATCTCAACAAACTCAAGTTAATTACGAACGAGATGATGGTCCATTATCAGAAGATCAAATACAACAGGCACAACAACAAGTAGAAGAAATTCATAATGATGAACTACCTAAACTATCACCAGATGAAGAAGTCATTCTTGAAAAATTAAAAGAATCTGGAGAACTTGAGGTTGACAAAACTATTGAAATGTATGATACTGAACCTGTTGCAAATACTATTGTTCAAGAACCTGAAGAAGATATTGTTAAACAGACTACACATTTGGCACCCGGTGTGTATATGGAAGAACATGTTACAGTAGATAAAAAAAAGAGAAAGAAATAATTAATAATGTTGTTATGAATGGGAGTAATAAAATGAGTATACTTGACAAGATTAGAAAAAATAGCAGTATTAAGGAATCAGCAATTTTATCTAAATCTAAGTTTTTTCTAGATAAAGATATGATTCCTACCGCAGTGCCAATTATTAATGTGGCACTATCTGGTAAGTTAGATGGTGGTCTAACTCCAGGTCTTACTATGTGGGCAGGTCCATCAAAGCACTTTAAAACTGCATTTTCACTTTTGATGGCCAAATCGTTTCTAGACAAATATAAGGATGCTGCACTACTATTCTATGATTCGGAATTCGGCACTCCTCAATCTTATTTTGATACTTTTGGCATTGATACTGATCGAGTATTACACACTCCCTTGGTTGATATTGAGCAACTTAAATTTGATGTAATGCAACAACTCACACAATTGGATCGTGACGATAAGTTGATTATTGTCATAGATTCTATTGGTAATCTTGCTTCTAAGAAAGAAGTTGAAGATACTCTTGAAGGTAAATCTGTTGCTGATATGACACGAGCCAAACAGATCAAATCGTTGTTTCGCATGGTAACACCACACTTGACGATGAAAGATATTCCAATGATCGTAGTAAATCACACATACAAAACCATGGAACTGTATGCCAAAGATGTGGTGGGTGGCGGTACAGGTTCATATTATTCTGCTGATAATATCTTTATTCTTGGTCGCCAACAAGAGAAAGAAGGAACTGAAGTGGTAGGATATAACTTCATTATTAATGTAGAGAAATCCAGATATGTAAAAGAGAAATCTAAGATACCCGTTACTGTTGCGTTTGAAGGTGGTATCAGTAAGTGGTCAGGTCTACTAGAGATTGCATTAGAATCTGGTCATGTAGTTAAACCATCAGTTGGTTGGTATAGTAAAGTAAATACTGAAACTGGTGAAGTTGAAGATAAGAAGTATAGAGTTAAAGATACTGATACAAAAGATTTCTGGATGTCAATTCTTAAAGATAAAACATTCCGTGACTTTGTTGAGAACAAATATTGTGTTGCTTCTGGTAATATCATGGATGAGGACACTGAAAATATTTTTGCTGAGGCATAATATGATTGAAGGCATAGATTATTGTTTCATATATCCAAAAGAAGATAATCAAGCAGTACATATAAAACTGCTTGATGGTCCGTATAAAGATACATTATTTAAATATGGTAAGGTCAAATTTGAAGAAAAAGATGATCAAGTCTATTTACTTTTTGGTTATGATGTGTTAGAATCTATAGTAGATAAACCAAAAAAACTAGAAAAAGATGGTGATTTCAAGAACTATCTTGGTGACTTTCTAGTTGAACTTATGTCTGCTAATATTGATCAGGAAATAGATGATGAAGAGATTGGAACAAGCAATACTGAAGAATTTGATTTACAATGAAGAATATCTCCGCAAGGTACTACCATTTTTAAAATCTGAGTATTTTACCGATAGAACAGAGAGGGTGATCTATGAAGAGATTCACTCTTTCACTACAAAATACAATTCTACCGCATCCACTGAAGCCATCATTCTATCTGTAAAAGATAGACGCAATCTCACCAATGAAGAAATAGAATCTTGTAAGAACTATTTGGATGATATTGAAAAGACTAAATCTGAAGAGTCTAAACTTCAATGGCTTACAGATAAGACTGAAAAGTTCTGTCAAGAAAAAGCAATATATAATGCTGTATTGAATTCTATTACGATTCTCGATGGTAAAGATAAAACTCAAGATAAGGGTGCTATACCTACAATATTATCCGATGCTCTTGCTATTAGTTTCGATACTACAGTCGGTCATGATTATCTGGATGATTCTGATGAACGATATGAATTCTATCATAAGAAAGAAGAGCGTATACCATTTGATCTCGAATACTTCAATAAGATTACCAAAGGTGGTCTTCCAAACAAAACTCTGAATATTGCATTGGCTGGTACTGGTGTAGGTAAATCATTATTCATGTGTCATGTTGCAGCAGGATGTATGGTACAAGGTTATAATGTCTTGTATATCACCATGGAAATGTCTGAAGAGAAGATTGCAGAAAGAATTGATGCTAATCTTTTGAATGTAACACTTGACGACCTGATAGATTTACCAAAAGATTTATATGATAGAAAAGTAGATCGAGTTAGAAAGATGACAAATGGTAAATTGATCATCAAAGAGTATCCAACCGCTTCTGCATCTGCAACACATTTTAGGACATTGTTAAATGAACTTAATCTTAAGCGTAGTTTTGTTCCCGACATTATTTTTGTTGATTACCTCAATATCTGTTGTTCTTCTCGCATTAAAGCTGGTGCATCTGTTAATTCCTATACCTATGTTAAGGCAATTGCTGAAGAACTTAGGGGCTTGGCAGTTGAGTTTAATGTTCCCTTGGTATCTGCTACTCAGACAACAAGAAGTGGATTTACCAGCAGTGATCCGGGACTGGAAGATACTAGTGAATCGTTTGGTCTCCCGGCGACCGCCGATTTGATGTTTGCTTTGATTTCTAGTGAAGAACTAGAAGAACTTAATCAGATTATGGTCAAACAATTGAAGAATAGATATTCTGATCCAACAATGTATAAAAGATTTACAGTTGGTATTGACCGAGCAAAGATGAAGTTATATGATACAGAACAATCTGCACAAGTTGATATTGCAGATGCTGGTAGAATAGAAAAATCAGAAGATAAATTTAAGAGATCATTTGAAGGTTTTAAAATATGATGTTAAGTAAAGAAGATGCATTATATTGTGCCAAAATGTTCAAAGATTATTTTGAGAACACCGGTTCTATTGAACAGTACATGCGTGAAGAGAAATTAAAACATGTACAATCTATTCCTTCATCTTTATTTCCTCCTGAAGATGATTTGTTTTCAGATTTCACTATGCATCCAAGAGATATGGACATTGAGGTATGTGAAATACCAAATGAACAATGGGAAACATTAGTTAGTATTACTTCCTCACATATCAATAAAT